GTTTTCCCGGGCCCGACGGAGCTGAGAAACGCTCTCTATCTTTTAATCAGCCTGTTACCCTATCAACGCAATCCTTGTGATAGAAGTAGATCCTCTTCTCCCCCGTGCGGTCTTAACCGACCCATGGGAGGCCACTACCCAGCCATCAGGCAGGTTAGTGTCCGCAAAGGAAAGAGAGTACTACAACAATAACACAAGGGGCGTGATAGGGGACCGGACTGAGGTGCGTCGGAGGCAGGACTCCCCTTCCGAGGACCCAACAGGTACCACCCTGCTGGATGAGACGTGCTCCGCTTCCCATCTTTAGGGCTGCGAATAACTTTGACCATTATATCGGATCGACCGACTTTACCCCCTCACCGAGGGTAACTGTCGACTCCTCGACACCAGAAGAAGAAGGAACTCCTTCCCTATCGAGCGAGGACGGTCGCACCCGAGGAGTACCAGGAGGTACTCCTTGGCCAAAGGTTCGCATCCCCCGCGCTCGGATACCCTCCCAAAGCACGTAGAGATCGGTAAACCGAGGATTCTCTTCCCCCGAAGAGGCCTGCTGTAGGTCCTTCGGTAGGAGAGGAATCGCGGCTACCGCATTCTCTAACTTGCGTATCTCTTGATACACAAGTGCAGATATCTGCCGAGCCTGAAGAGAAATACCCAAGCGCTGGAGATGGGATCTGGTATCAAGGACTAACCCAATCCGCCGCTCAAGAGTAACCAAGGCCTCATTAGCCTTTGTTAGAATGGCCTGATCTAAACGTGAAGGAGAAGCGGTGTGTGGTCCGAAGAACACATCCGCCACCCCTCGATCATAGATTTCTTCACAAGGCTTAACAACGTCCTCCACGACGCTGTCAAGCCAAGGAGTTACCCATGTCGAGGCCTCATCCCCCCATACGGAGGGGGAGGAAGGTCCACGCGAACCAGCCCACTCTAACCAGTTACTACGAGAGTAAACGGTTTGGCATAGGGGGTGAGTAAGAATAACAAGGAGCGCCCGTAACCGGCGGGGAAGGGTTTCCCACGTCGATCCAAGACGCGCCATGTTCTTCATACCCACCCCAAATGCGGCCATAGCCTGAGATAATGGTGGCTGCCACCCCTGAGACACCCACTGGCACATTGCGACACATGCGCTTAGCGATTGCTGAGCCATGAGCCACAAGTTCCAGGGGAGCCCAGAGATGTCTTGACCCTTGAAGTAGAGGCGCTTAGCAAACTCAGCGGAAGCATTAGTGCTTACCAATGATTTTGCCAAGCCAACCTCCACACCAAGGATCGCCATCACCCTCAGGTAGTGATTCGCGACGTTGCGGTTTCCAATCACAACGTCGTCACCTAAGACCGCATAGTCCTTGAACCAGCCTTTTTCACCTGCCCTCCATGCGGCAAACTGCACAAGAGCATGATGTGTGAGTGCTAACATCGCCCAGGACGAGTAGGCCCCCATTGGTTGCCCAACGGCATACCGATAATGATCCGACTCATCCCAAAGATGAATCGGGTCACTCGGTCTGTCGCGGGTCGGAGGTAACATGGAATATGTTCTCTCCACCAATAAGGACTTCCATGCCCTGGCGAAGTTATGCCCATATATCACCGCTAGGATGGACACTTGGATTTGCACGGGTAACCGATCCGTCGCTGCCGAGAGATCAAAGGAGGCTATATACCCGTCAGATCGGAGCTTCCGCTTCAACAAAGCCTTTACCGGCTTATGTTGATCGAAAGTCCCGTCCTGGGGTATATCCTTTAGCCATCCAAAGATCACATCATGCAGCGGCTTCAGGGCTACTTGCGTCCAGTAATCCACCATAGCGAACACCCGAACTTTACCAGCCGCCTCTAACTTGGTCGCTAAGCGCCCTGCGAACGGGTAGCCTTTAGGGTCATATTTGGCCTCTAATTGCATAGTCGTCCACAGGGACTTAGTTCCCTCATATTGACCGATATAATACAAATACCATGGCAAGGACTCCCCCCAATTAGGAGGGATCTTGCAGTGCTTGTGCGCTGCACCTGGCATATGCATATACCCGGTCACCCAGACGTACGCAGCCCAAGCCGCCGATGAGTAGGAACTCATCCTCGGTTGAGAGCAAGCGCCCGCCTGGGCAAGCGGTAGGAGTTCGGGAGCTGGCATCTTGGCAGGGTCCCCGCCTGCGAGTGGTTCATCTACCAGTTCCTCAAGCCCTGGAACAAAGTGGGTTTTAACCCAAGTCGCCCATGACTCTTGAAAACCGATAGAGAGATCCACCCCAGGCTGAGTAATGGTCGATGTTTTGATCTCTGCAGGGAACTTAAGCGCCCTGTAAAGACCAAATAACGTCAACCAAAACCGGAACAAGGTGGAATCTCCGCGCCGCATCCGAAGCCTGTGATCCTTAGGAATTAACCTAGGGATCCCAGATCTTGAAAGCGACACGAAGGCACCAAGCTCTCGGGTATCTCGCATCGGGGCAGACCCAGGTAACGACTTCATAGTCGCTACATGGGCTGCCTTTAACCACAGGACCAACCCCCGTTGGCCCTGTGATCGATGTATCGAGATAACCGCATGGGTGAAGGTGTAAATAGCGCGGATCCGGTCTCGAGTCATACCCCCGACTGCTAACCGAGATAGTGAAATCACTATCTTGATTAGCGGTTGCTGCGCCGTTAAACGCAGCCGCCTAGACAAGCGTGCCGAGCCCCTTATCTTTCCTTGGCGAGTCATCGTCAAAAGACGGATAAG